ATTCCTAGTGCAGCATTGTTATTGGTTGGTGGGTTGTAAGTGGTTTGAGCCATCACAGGCATAAAGCCGTCAAGCTGTGCTTGCAGACTTCCAACAGCTTGTCGATCAGCGTCGTACCGCTGACGTGCCATGTCAGTCATGTTGCGACCGAACTGACGACCAGCACTGGCTACGTTTTCACTGAACAGTGCGTTCTGTCTGCCATATTCCCCAACGATGTCGATGTCTCGGATTCGCCGGGCACTACGACCGTATCGTTCAACAGCGTTGCCTTGACCCTGAGCGAGGATTCGTTCACGAATAAGGCTTTGACGACCAAGTGAGAACCCCAGAAGTTGTTCATTCATCCGTGCCTGTTCTCTAGCCATTGCACGACTAGCAGCATCTCTGTTTTCAAAGATCTGCTCTTCAGTAGCTACCTTTGCCCGTCCAGATGCTCGTTCTTTCTGGCGGTTCATAATGTCCGCCTGACGTATCCCCAGCTCGTTTTGGTAGGCAGCAGAAGCTTGGGCTGAGTAGTCCTTAGGGCCAAACATTGACATGCCGCCCTGGAACAGACCCATCCCTATGCTAAATGCACTTATTGGATCCATAAGCGTACAAACTCCACGTAATAGTTGTTGTTTTTAGTCATTGGAATAACCCTAAGGAACTTGAACCCAAGCTTCTTCAAAAGGGTCAGTTCCTTTGTGTGTTGAATGTCAACGTAGTTATATAGAAGTGGATCTTGTTGGTTTTCTGCATCCACGCATTACCCTCCTTGTTCACGCCAAAGAGTCCCATTGGCTTGTCATCAGGCGCCAATGCCACATAGGTGGTATAGGTTTTGAAATCACGAAACAACTGAAGAGCAGGGTTGATCTCTGCTCGTTGCATCTCGTGGACTGCTGGTTCAATCAGATTGTTCGCTACTGCAACAACATCTTCAATTGTTGCTTTCCTGATCACACAGCCGGATCGGGACTCTTTAGACATACTATCTTCGGGTGTAGAAGTTCGTGTTGTACTTGCCTTCCCATTGCATACTGCTGAGAGTTACGGGGAAAGGAGTATCACCAATAATGCGGATACGAAGGTTTTTGTTTCGCTGATGAACGGGTACAACGTGAGTGGCTGATGCCGAAAGGTTCACGTTGTTCAATGCGTATTGAGCGGGTAACGTTACGTTGATTACGTTGTCCCACTCATCTAAGCCTGTGATGTTGACTTTGTACGTGATGGGTCCACTTAATCCCGTCTCAATCTTCAGTCGATGAACAATGCAGCTAGAAGTCGTATCCGCCTTCCACTGCCTGCCATCGGAGGTTCCTGGATAGATCTTGGGAATCTCCACGGTCATGTCGTACAGGTAACCAAGAATCAAATCTCGACCTCTGTAGTCACCATCTAAGACCACGTAGTAGGCCCCTGAGGTGCCTTGTACGGTTGGATAAAGGATTGCCCCGACTGTCTGACTGGAGACCGTTGGAGAGGCTCCTATGTACCCACCAAGGGCAATTACTGAAAGGGTCTTTCCAGTGACGTGATCGAACGGCAAGTACACTGTCGTCTGATCAGTGCCTGAGTTGTAAGTCCGATACGGGTTGATGTTGAAGAAGTCAAGACACACATCGGTACGCTCTCCAGTTGGAAGCGTCAGATACCCTTGCTCACTAGCCTGTGTAAGGTCAAAGGACGAAACCAGTACTTTTGTTCCGTTAGAGACCACAGCGTAGAACGTGCTGATGTCAAAGAATTGATCCAGCAGATTGCCTGTCATCTCCCATTTGTACCAAGTACTTTGCACACGCTCTTCTTCAGAGTCGTAGAACTTGTACTGGTACAGCGTGTTAGTTCCTTGTTCTCCAATCGAGATCATCGACAATGCAGGACTTGCAATCATCGAATCAACGCTTGACGGGATCAGCTCAGATACCGTTGTGGTAACTGCTGCCTGAACTGGCGGCATATCAGATCGAATACGACCCAGTTGGAACACACGGGTGTACAGGTTTGTCTTTGACAGGAAAGCAAGAGACGTACCAAGGTTTACAGACTCAACTTCTGAATCTGCTTCGTACTTAGACAGCGAGTTGAGGTTGGCAGTCTTTGGGCTCAGGATGTCAGTTGCTTCGGTGCTCAACAGGAACTGTTCATTCTGTCCAAACAGGACAAGGCCTGTGTTGGAGTTTTGAACGTAGTTGAGTGTGACTGGTTTGGTGGACGTTGCGGTAATGTCAATCGGATCATCATCCGTTACCACCTGTGCAGTCGTAGCAAAGAAGTTGAAATAATCACCTGCTTTGCTCAGTACCACCGACTCCTCTGACAAGAAGCCAAGGCGGTTTCTGTAGAAGAAGATATTCCGAATCGTAGAACCGATAAAGCTTGGGTCAGGGTTGGTAGTGAGATCACCCACCACTCGGTCTTCCCACGCAACTGGTTCAAACTTGAATGATCCATCGGTTTGACGAACCAACTGATGAGGCATTGTCAGCTCATCCAGTTCGTACGTGATGCCAGGAGCGTTGGTTTCCTCCCACACACCAGGGCCGTAGGTCTGGCTATTGGTGGTGTTGAACTCAACCCACATGTCATCCACTTCGATGTCCGCAGTGTTGACGACCTTTACCTTGTAGCCGTCTTTGCACTGGATCGGTAGCTTTCCAATTGATCCAATCTGATCTTGGAAGACATACAAGCCCTCCTCAGCAGCAGATCCCTTTGTGGTAACCGTGAAGGCGCTTGCATGGCTGATGTAGATACCAGGTCCAACAGACACAGCTGTAAAGCCACCTGCACCGTTGATTGCTGTAGCCAAAGCAGTTGCGATGGTTCCAGCATCGGTAACACCACCAGTCACATCCTGAGGTGTGGTGGTTGTGTAGTTAGTGCCGTTTAGCGTGACAGTGTAGTTAGCGTTGTAAGCAACAATGCTAATCACCACAAACGCCTGCTTTGCAAGTGCAGCAGTGGTAGCCACCTTCATCGCAGGAACCTTTGCCTTGTTCAGGACAAAGGTGTAGTCGTTAAGGGTTAGCAGTTCAATGTCATCAGGAGTGGCATCCTTCAGATAAGCATTGCTTGGAACAGTTGTGATGTTGCAGTTGCTGACAGCAGTGTCATACAGGCCCTTCTTTGTTGCCTCATCAGAGACAGCGTTGTTGTAGTTGGTTTGAGCCGTGTTCATTGCAGACAAGGCTGTGGCCAGCTGACCAGCTGTAAAGGCTGCCGCTACCGTCTGAACCAATTCATAAACTCTGTAGTTCTGCTGCGTTAGCCACGGATACTCTTCCGTACGCTCTGTTCCCTGACTGTAGCCAGCAGGATACGAAATGGTTCCGGTGCCACTACCAAGGATGGTGCCAGCAGACTTGATGAAGTATTGGTTGGTGACTGTGTTTTGAATGACACCAGAGCTTACGCTTTGAACGTAGTCATTTGTGTAAGTGGTATCAATATCAAATAGCAGCTTTTGCGTCGTGTTCTGGCCTGCAAGCCGCTCAGCGTATGTAGCTTGTGCAGCGTTGAGTTCAGCAAGCCTTGTTTTCCTTAGGGCAACAGCAGCGTTGTAATCGGCCACTCTCGTCTTCAGCGTGGCCAGGTTGCACGTTCCCGGTACTCCGGTATTGGTGTGCATGTCAACGGCCCTTACAGAGCCGTCTAGAAGGCTCCAGACGCGAAATTTGTTGTCACTGTATTGAGCGACATACTTCTCCTCGTCATCCCTCAGAATCGAAAACCAACGGCCTGAGGTGTTAGCACCGTACAGCTCAGCAACAAAGCTACCACCAGGTCTCTTCAAAAGACCAAGTGCATAGTCAGGATATGTGTTGATGCTATCGACTAACTGACCAGGATATTTAAGGTAGTCAGGTTGCTGAGAGATCCCGCCTAAGAAGTTGGGAATCCGTTGGGTTATCGTACTCATCTAGTTAGAGCGTGGTATGGTTGATAACTGGTGTAAGTTCCTTGTCCATCTCGCCAACCAAAGATCGAGTAATCTCCTTGGTTGCAATCGTATTCAAGAGCAGCTGCTCGGGTGTACAGCTCTTGCTCTTGCAGCAGCGAGTAGATCTCTTTATCCCCTACCAGCTTCACAGCAACAAGCCGTGCAGCACGAGCAGTGATGTAGACCTGAATAGGAGGGGGAACGTCTTCGTATGCAAAGAACCAAGTGACATCACACTTGATTGGATCTGACCATACGTAGGTGTGTTCAAGACGGTCGTACAACTTTCCATCTCTACGGACTGGATCGTATGTATTGCCGTGATCGTCAACAGTAGTATCGAGTGCGATTACATTGCTTGGATAAACAATGTGACCTGTGTTTGTATCTGGGGTGAACTGATACCCACGTTCAGTATTGAACAGCCATCCCTCTGATTGGACTTGGCGATTCACTTCCCTCAGGGTGTTGAGGACAATCGATACTTCGGGGTTTTGCAGATCTAGCGTAGTGACAGGAGCCTGTCCTACTGAGCTAAGTATTTGATTGACAGCATCCAGTTCGGTGGACGCAGCATAAGTAGCAGGCATCTCTATCAGTTAGATAATAAAAAAAAGGGACTCCGAAGAGTCCCCGTATTGATTACAAAGAATCAGAAAGCAGAAGGAGCGGTAGCGCCCACATACAGCTCAACAGCGCAAGCGGGGTTCAGGTAGTCAGCACCCATGGCCAGACGGCCAAGGATCACGTCGCCCTGATAGATCACCGACACGTCGCCGCTGGTCACTTGCACTTGAGGACCAATGGCCTCAACCACACCAGCAGCTTCACGCTGGAAGATCAGACCGCAGGACTTGCTGCCAACTTCAGCAGCAGTACCGTAGTCGTTGTTCACACCGCTGCCGGTAGCAGCGTTCTCCAGAGCGGCGCCGACAAAGCTGCCCACGTTGCCAGGAGAGGTCTCACCAGTGGTGCCGCCATAGGCAGTACCGTACTTGCCCAGGAACGGGATGTTCATGGACTTGTAGATCTTGATACCAGCGATCTCAATGATGCCGTTACCCTTTTGCAGGGAATCGCCTTGAGCATCGCGGTTCACCAGACCGTTGGAACCGATGGCTTGGATCAGAGCGTAGTACTGGCGGGGGTTCAGAACACCCACACGACCTTCGCTGCTGACGCCCTTCTCATCCATAGCAGCAGCAGCGTCATAGAACGCAGCCACCAAGTTGGTGGAATCGAAAGCATCGGAATCGTTGGCAGAAGTACCAACGCGGATTTGAGTACCACCGGGCTCAACGAAGCTGGCCTTGGTGATCGGGCTGGCTTGACGAGCGCCACGAGCGATAGCACGGAAGATATAACGGTCATACTTCTCAGCGAGAGCATAACCAATCTTGCGGCTGATTTCGCTACGCAGGTCGTAGTGAGCCAGCACTTCATCCAGCTCATACACGAAAGCCGAGCTAATCAGAAGGTCATCACAGGTGATGGTCTTCTCAGCCACCGGAGGCGCACCATCGCTGTTACCAAGGATCGCGTTGCCGGGGGTGTGGAACTCAGCCGTGGTACGGCCAGTGTAGATGAACTGAAGAGACTTACCGTTCTTCAGAGTGCGCTTCATAACCAGGTCACGAGCAATCGACTCGTGCTGGAAGCCTTTGAACATTTCACCCGAAAACAGTTTCAGGTAAAGAGCGCGGGCGTCACCCGCACCGTTATCCTGACCAGGACGAGTCAGGCTCGTGGTCAGTACAGAAGTTTGTTGTGCCATTGAAAGAGAGAAAGAGTTTAGTTACTTGCTCTCCAAACGTTTGGAAAAATTTGTTGCGATATTTTTGTTGTCGTCTTTCCGACTGTCAACGGCTAAGGGTGTCGGCGTACCGGCCTCAGCCTAGAGAGTAGAGATCCGACTCTGAGGTGTCCCTACTCCAGTAATCACCCAATCACTGGTGCTTTGTGAGTAGCCAGATCAAGGGGGAAGTTATGAGCATTACGTTCGTGCATCACCTCAAAGCCAAGACCAGCTCGGTTGAGGATGTCTGCCCAGGTGTTGATGACGTTACCTTGGTTATCAAGGAGTGACTGGTTAAAGTTAAACCCATTCAGGTTGAAGGCCATAGTGCTCACGCCAAGAGCAGCAAACCAAATGCCCACCACTGGCCAAGCAGCCAAGAAGAAGTGCAGACTACGAGAGTTATTGAACGAAGCGTACTGGAAGATCAAACGTCCAAAGTAACCATGAGCGGCTACGATGTTGTAAGTCTCTTCTTCTTGTCCAAACTTATAGCCTTGGTTCTGAGATACCTCTTCAGTTGTTTCACGCACAAGCGAGGACGTAACCAGCGAACCATGCATTGCACTGAATAGCGACCCACCAAACACCCCAGCGACACCCAACATATGGAACGGGTGCATGAGAATGTTGTGTTCGGCTTGGAAGACAAGCATGTAGTTGAAGGTGCCCGATATACCGAGAGGCATCCCATCGGAGAAACTACCTTGACCAAACGGGTAGACAAGGAAAACCGCCGTAGCTGCGGCGACTGGGGCAGAGTAAGCGACAAAGATCCAGGGCCTCATCCCTAATCGATAGCTAAGTTCCCACTCTCGTCCCAGGTAAGCATAGATACCAATGAGGAAGTGGAACACTGTGAGCTGATATGGACCCCCGTTGTAGAGCCATTCATCAAGTGAATTAGCTTCCCAAATTGGGTACAGGTGAAGTCCGATGGCATTGCTGCTCGGAACGACGGCTCCCGATATGATGTTGTTTCCATAAAGAAGACTTCCGGATACAGGCTCACGGATGCCATCAATATCGACAGGAGGAGCCGCAATAAATGCAAGAATAAAACAGGTGGTTGCTGCAAGCAGGCAAGGAATCATGAGGACTCCAAACCACCCAACATAAAGACGATTATCAGTGCTGGTTACCCAGCCACAAAAACGCTCCCAGTTGGACTGAGAGCGTGGAGCTGCGAGTGTAGCAGTCATGAATGAAGTTAGTTAAGACGGGTTATCTTTACCCTTCCAACTCCAGAGTTAGTGAGACCGATAGCATCAGCCGCACCTTTACTGAGATCCAGTCCCCTGCCATGAGCATAAGGACCACGATCATTGACCCGAACAACGGCACACCGTCTAAAGCAAGCTTTGAGCTTGGTTCCAAACGGGAGTGTCTTGTGCGCTGCAGTAAGGCCGTTTTGATTGTACCGTTCACCGTTAGCGGTGAGGTTTCCATGGAAGCCAGGACCGTACCAACTGGTGATCACCGACAGAGTAGTTAGAACAGGAATCATAATAAATAAGCAAAGAACTTTTATATTGCTTACTTCTTCTGTTTGTCCCGTCACAACACGCGCAGTAATGACGGGGCTACCGCATCACTTCTTCTTAGCTGTCTTAGCTGCTTGCTTGAATTGTTTAGCGGTGGGAGCACCAGCAGTGCCGGGCTTCCTCATCTTTTCTCCACTGCCTTCTTCAATGCGTTTCCGCTTGGCGTGGATGTTTGCGTAAAGCCCCTGTTTGCTCATTAGAAGAAACCAGGGATGATTTGACCAGTCAGTGCGTAAGCACCCACAGCAGCCACGAAGCCAAGCATAGCCAAGCGGCCATTAATAAGTTCGGCCCGTTCATTGTGAGATTGAAGGTAGTTAGGATCCATATAGATGGGTGGCTCTTTGGCCCAAAGGTTTTCAGAAGTCAACGTCAGATCGTGCAAGTTTATCGATGATGTCTTGGCGGTAAGCCGGATCCCGTTCATACCGGGGATCACTCATCGCCCGCACAACCTCTGCTTGACTGCGGAACACATCCATAGACCGAGCAGGTTTGCCTTGCAGCGTTTCACCTTCAAAGCCCACAGCGTCAGTGTACCGATAGTAAAGTGCTTGAAGTGCCAAGTTAATGGCAGCCATGTTCCCTGACTCCACAACAGAGTCAAAGGCTTCTACTTCCTCTGGGGAGAAGTTTTCTGCAGCCCAGCTAGTGAGCTGTTGATAAGCACCTTCACCGCCTACAGAGTTTTTGATCTGGTTGATGTCAGCTGTAGACAGCTCAACAGACTGTTGCTGCTGAGGACCACCGTTTTGTTCTTGGTAGCGGAAGTAGGCATCAACAAGTTCACGCGAAGACATCTGAGAGAACTTCTCAAGAGTTTCCTCACTGAGTTGTCCGTTGCTTGAGAACTCTTGATCAACCTCTGCAAGGAAGTCAATCACATAGTCCTCAGACTCTTCATCTGTTTCTTCGTACTCTTCCTGTTCCCCTTCTTCTGCTTCACCCTCTTCTTCGTTGTCGCCTTGACCAAGCTTCTTTTGAAGTTCAAGGTAGGCTTGCTCAAGAGCAGCAGCGTCTTTGTATTTACCAGCGAGCAGACCTTCCTGCTCAGCCATCATTGCCTCACCAATGGCAAGAGATTCCGCTTGATCGGCATCGATGCTTGACATCACCTCAGCCGGTGGAGTTGGATCAAAGGTTAGTGTTTCAGCCATAAAAGGTTATTGAGTGGGTTGTGCTGCACCCATGCCAGTCAGACCACCAACAACATTGCCAAGCATTTCCTCAGCGTTGGGGTTCTTCGATGGGTCAGCAATGGGAGCCTGCAGCATCTGGCCAGCTTGCTTCGTCAGCATCATCTGGGATTGTTGCTGCATAGCAGTTGCTTGCTCCTGCTGTTGTTGCTCCATGGTCTTCACAAGGTTGAGGACATCAATACCTTGAGAAGCAGCAAGACGTTTGATAGCTTCCTCAGGGTTGAGGTAGCGCATCAGGTTGTCAGGTCCAAGGGTCTGGGCAATGGTGCTGATAAAGGTCGTGAGAGATTCACGATCTTGACCACGACCAAGAGCGTTTATGCCAGCCACAATGGTTGGCCTGACGATCTCCTTAGGAATCCTTGGCAGCTCACCAGAGCGTTGCAGGACAAGGAGCTTACGATTCAGATATGGAATCAGGAACTCAACAGTCAGCAGGGAGAACAAGCCTCCAAGCTGTTGCTCAAGTTCAAGTTGAGTAAGGCGAACTTCTTCAGCAGTGGTCCGCTCCGACTGACGAACAGTAAGGACAAGGAACGCTTCAGAGATCCGTCGTTCCAACGTTGCCATCATGTTGGCAGCTGTACTGAAGTCAGCTGTCTTGCCAACCTGTACAACACCAATATCTTCGGGCCGTCCTTGAATGATCGCACCGTTGCCTGCCTGGGCCAGCGTCTGGGCTTTGGTCGTGCTTGAGGGTGATACCACGAAGACTACCTTAGCGGCCGCTGCAGAGCCTTCTGTGAGGGCCTGAGCGAGTGCATCAAGGGACCGTAGATCACCAAGGAACTCCTCTACTCGACCTCTGCCGTAGTTTTCACCATCGACAGAGTTGAAGCGCAGTACCAGCCATGGGCTTGCTTCCTTTGGGGCTTTGGATTCAGACCCAGGAACCTTCTTGTCAAAGACTTCCTGATGCCAGATCCAACGGTTGTTGTCGAGACGAACGTGAGTGTAGACCTCAGCGTCATCTCCGTTGTATGAGCCGCCGCTATCAATACCAGTATTGGGTTGACGGCCCACAGCCTCAACCATTTCCTTGGGTAGCAGCTTTTTGTTGATCAGTTCTTTGGTAACGATCTCAATGATGTTACCGTTGCCATCTCTTTCAACGACATAGCGGTTGAGCGGGTAATGCTTCAACCCATCCTTACCCATAAAGACAAGAGCGTTCCCTCCGACAACAAGGTGCTTGAGGGCTTGGTGAACAGTAACTCGATCACTAGATGCAGCAATCGAATCCATCACCATACGTTCCATTTTGGCAAAGCTCAGATCAAGTTCAGATCGGACTTGTGCAGGCAGGTCAGTGCCCAGTTTGTCATCACGAACTTGAAGCTTGAAGAACGTAGTTTGAGGTGGCAGGAGAGACAGCATGAGTTTGGCTGCCAATGTGACTACCGCCTTTGCACCTACGCTTTGCCAGGGTTGCTTTAGGATTTGATGGGTGACCCGTGTCTCGTCACGTTGGATGAGATACGGAAGCGTTAGCTCCGAACAACGCACTGCAGTTTCAAGAAACTGAGAACGGTAGGTAGAGAGTTGATCGTACCGACTACGTGCGTGCATTTATTCAACCCATATTCGGACCAGAGCCGCCACCACTTGCCCCCGTATTCAGGGGGATACGAAGAGAGGACACACCCCTGCTTGCATCAATAGTGGACGATTTACGTGACTTCTTACGCTGCACACCTTGGTTGTCAGCCATCATGGCGCCAGTGTCCACCGGAGGCGGTGTGTACTTCGGCTTCATGGCCTCTAGCGTTGCGGTGTTGCGTTGCTCTTGCTGACGCAGTGCTTCTTCGTAGGCAGCAGCTTGACGCGCTGCAGCTCGCTTAGCTTCTTCTTGAGCGTGATGAGCGTTGTTACCACCACACATGTTCTTACTCCTCTTCGGTAATACGAGATTTAATGAGTTCAACCACACTGCGCTGACCAGCCCGATACATGATCTGGTTCAGCGGTAGGTCAGGTTGTGGGTTAAAAGGTGGAAATTGATCTTCTAGTTCTTCTAGAAGTTTCTCAACAGTAAGCCCGTAATTAAGCGTACTGAGGGAGGTGGGGATTGGCATATATTTTTTGTCTTACCCATACATGGGCAGGTTAGTATTTGCGTGCTCAAAGAAGCTAATCATTCGACCACGTTTGGTCTCGGAAAGCTCAGGAGCTTTGCCCTCGTACATCAGGCGATCACTGGCATCCAGCCAAAATTTTTTATTTAGATATTTGTTCGACTCCACCCCAGAAAGGGGTTGCATCACCCAATTGATAGTTGCTTTACGGAGCTTGTCAAGAGAAGGACTCCAATCAAGATTGAGCTCCCTACACACAAGACTATTTGTAGCCACGTGTACTTGTT